TTCGGGGTACCTACTGTACCTCCGCTTCCGCGGTGCGTCTGTGACGCGCTACCCCTTTTATCAAGAGGTGTAAAGATGAGTGTTAAAGTTACGTATCGGGCGACCCAGAGGTTAATTACACCGCGGAGTTATTACAACTCCGCTAAGCAGTTAATCCTCTCGGATCCCGACTCGCTACGTTACAAAACGCGATTCTTTACTGCGGATGCCGAAACGGAGCACCGTCAACGACCCAATCCTTTATGGGCTAACCCAACGGGTCAGTCCTTACAATATAGGAAAAGGTTGTATGACGGGTTGATCGAGTCTCCGTTCATCCCATGGTACTCCAATTATACAAAGAGTTGGACTCAGGATTTAAACCCTGATCCCTCTCCTTTGTTTCCTCAGGTCTTTCCGACTGAGTTAGATTGGCAGACTAAGATGCGCCTTGATATAAAGAATATCTCGGTGAATCTTGCTTCCAATCTTGCGGAGTACCGTGAATCGTGCGGAATGTTTTATCATTTCGCTCGAAGTGCCTACCACGCTTACCAGGTGGTTAGAGGTCGTCGTCGCCGCAAACGCATCACTGCGTGTGCGATCCCAGCTGCAGAGCTGGGATATAGCTTCGGCGTTGCCCCTTTGGCATCGGATGTCTTCAATTCCTACTACGCTCTTAAGGAGCGTTTAGATCAGAACATTATCCGTCGCGTAAGTTCTTTTGCGAGGGATGAAGGTTCTCCAACCATTAATAATGGCCAGGGTGATCTGGAAGTGAAGTGGCGTATGAGTCAACGTGCAACCTGTTACATCAGGCTCGTCCCAGATTGGCATGCCCTAACACCGGGCAATCCACTGGAATGGGCTTGGGAAGTAATTCCCTTCAGCTTCGTTGTCGATTGGGCAATCCCGATCGGCGACGCTCTTTCATCGCTTGATGCTTTGAAAGATGTTGAAGCTGTAATAGGTACGGTGACTACTAAGAGGAATTGGCGTCACACGTTTACTCATAATAGCGTACTAGCGGGAAACGGATATTTCTATAAGTTTCCTACTTACGCTACTTATGATGATCATAAACGTGCAATCGTCAACTCGATCCCTCTACCGAGAGTTCCCACTTGGGACCCAAGTACTTCTTGGGCGGCCGTACGTCATGGCCTTTCCCTTTTGTGGATCCTCAGGGACTCGTGCTCAGGTAAGAAATGATCCTTACCAGTCTCGGGTCTATCCGCAATATGCATTTCGCATTTTGTGAACACTCATGATCCACATCCTGTGGTTAGTGAGTCCATTATGAATGCATCCTGCATTCGCCATCCATGGTGGTATCCATGAAGTGTGTTCTCTTCGGAGACACTGTACTAACCCAATGCTATCCTAGCAAAGGAGTATTAACAATGCCTAGTGCATCAACTGTATCCATCTATGATGGACAAGCTACACCCGTAAGCCACGATTTCGTGCCGCTGTCGGTAACTCCCTCTCGCACCGTCCTGGTGAATAGGGAATCCGACACCTCCGCCGGCCAGATGCAACTTATAGTTGGTCTGGATCCTGCGAAGAGCGGTCGAAAGACGAATCGCGTCAACATTCGTTTCAACTTTCCGGTTGAACATACCGTTGACGAGGTCGTTCAGGTGGCCTACACCGCACGTTTCTCCGGTGATTTCGTGCTTCCCGAAGAGATGACCCAGGCTCAGTTGGACGATTTTGCGGCTTATTGCAAAAACGCCCTGGCTGATGCCGTTATTAACGGTTATCTCTCCGACCTCGACCCTATGTGGTAAACCACATGGATGTCGTGGAAGCAGTGAAAAACTTGATTGTTGCTTTCGCCAGTTGGCTCGCTCCTTGGATCGATTCTGTACTGGGGCCCATTTTTGGGAGTCACTCATGACTCTTTCAATGATGTGCCTTTTGTACTTCTCGACTCAAATTGGAGAGTGCTATCTGCCTGAGCATCATCTCGTTCCGAACCCCTACGTGTTATACGTGTAGGATTCTATCACCTTATAGGAGAAAAGCCATGTCAAAGAGTTTTGCTCTTGACTTCAGCTCTAGCCTTCGGCTGGAACTTTCCGTTACCAGTTCTATTTGTCGTACTATTGACACTCCAAGAGCGTTGACCGTCTTTCTGATGATAAAACATCAGGAGTTCGATCAATTGGTTGATCTAGATATAGATCCGTCTAGATACGAGGATCCTCAGCATTTCGCTGATGACTACCTCGTGACGAATCTCTTATCAAAATCTACCAACTTGCCTTTGGACGTTGATAGAGACAAGAAGGCTCTCGGTTCCTTTTGGGAATCCGAGATCCGTTGTTGTAGTGTGAACGAAAAGTTGCTTAGCATACCAGACTACGATCTTCCGAAAGTAGTTAGGGATGCAAAAGCGATTATTAAGTCCACACTCGGACCATTGCGGAGACGTGATCTCAACTATGTTGAGGAACATTTCCGTTTTGGACCCGGTGCAACAACGGGTGTGCGGGGCAGCGGTAGTGTGCTGTCAGACAAATATGATGAAGAAATTCATCTAACCTACGAACTTATACCCTTCTACCGAGCTATGCTCGGCGACAACTGGTGGTCTTACAAGACCAAACCTGTGGTTGTTGAAGGTAATAAGTTCACTACCGTTCCGAAGAATGCAAAGACCAACCGTGGTATTTGCATCGAACCGACGTTGAACATTTATGGTCAACTAGGTGTCGGTGCCTTGCTACGTAAAAGGTTACTGCATTCCGGTATCGATTTGACCACGCAAAAGCGTAATCAGCATTTAGCTGAAAAAGCTTATGCACTGGAACTAGCTACCATCGATTTATCGGCAGCTAGTGACAGTGTTGCGTGGGGTCTCGTCCTGAGGCTGTTCCCGGATGATTGGTTTGAACTTCTGGATGTTTTCAGAAGCACCCACACCAATCTGAACGGTCTCTCTGTAGAATTGGAGAAATTCAGTTCTATGGGTAACGGCTACACGTTCGAGCTAGAAACGCTAATTTTCGCGTCTATAGCAAAAGCGTGCGTCCCTCTCGACGAGCAGCATCTGATTTCGGTTTACGGGGATGATATTATCCTCCCCCAAGCCTATGCAGGTGCTGCAATCGATGCTCTAAACTTCTTAGGGTTTAGAGTGAACGAAAGGAAAAGTTTCCTGGCAGGGAACTTTTTCGAATCATGCGGTACAGACTGGTTTAAAGGCCAGAATGTTCGTCCTTTCTTTCTGAGACAGGGTCAAGGTAGTAAAATACCATACTCTGTACAGATTGCTAACGCTTTGCGCATATATGCCTCACGGCGTTTAGGCGGTTTAGCGTGCGACTCTCGTTTCCAAGATCTTTGGATCGCCTTGTACAAAGGTTCTCCTAGGTCCTGGAGGAAGTGTCGCGTCCCTCTTGAGTTTGGGGATTCCGGCTTTATAACTTCCGAATCGGAAGCAAAAGCCCCCCGAGCCCAATTTGGACTAGAAGGAAGGATGGCACTGCATATGACCTTAAAACCCGTACGTAGGCGTAAGCGTACGTACGGTAGGTTGTTAGCAGCGCTCGCATGTCCTGTTCCGGATATTTTCACAACTGGGTATGAACCCAAACGTGGTTTTCTCCGTGAACCGGTTCCTAAGAAGGCCATCGTTTCTCGATGGTCACCAGGTTTTGAATGGTGTTAACCACCATTCTTTTCCTCCCTCTTTAGAGGGTGGGTTGGGTCTCTGATCCTTG